TCGGTGCCCTGGTCATAAAACTGTTTAGACACCACCACACCAGTCTTGCCAGCAAAGATCTCAATAGCCTGCAGCTGCGTCGCCAATTCGGGAACTAGCCCGCTACTAATCATCTCGTTAGCCAACACCGTACCGGCTATTGGCCCCTGCGACTGCCCGACGGCCACGAGTTGATCTATCAAAGCCTGAGACACGCCAGGTTGCGCGGCTAGGTTCCCAATCGCTTTAGCGAACCCGGTGGCGTCACCGATCTGCGCTTGGAACGCTGTCAGGGCGTTAGCTGCGAACGCTTCACCCGGTTCGGCTTTCTTCTCCGCCGCGGCCCACGCCGACGCTAGGCTAATCGTCCCCGTAATCGCACCCTTAAGGGATTCGGCGTATGCGTAGGACGCGGTTTGGACGGCGTCTAGGGCGGCCTGTGCGACGTCTAGGGCCGGTTGGAACATCGTGTTTACCGTGTCTGACGCGGCTTTCATTGCGTCCCGTATCGATGTCGTAGCCTTAGCCGAGCCGCCAGATAGTACGCGGTTCTCTTCTAGTTTTGGGTTGAGTTTGTCGAGTACGTCAGCCCACTGCGCCGCCAGGTTGGCCCGAATAACTGACGGATCCTCGCGGGTTATCGACGCGGACGCCATACCGCCGGTGACGTTCGGTCGCGCCCCACCGGGTGGCCCGCCTCGACTACTACCCGCAAGGGTGATACCTGACCCGGTTAGTCCGTCGATGAGGTCGGCCGCTAGCACTAACGGCCCTACAAGTTTCGCGTATAAGGTGTCGCCGATTGCTTTAGCCCACGGCCCTAACCCTTGATCCGATGCGGCTAGATCCTTCCAGGCTTGCTGAAAGTCCATTACCGCGGCCGTAGCGGTGACCAGTGAGCCGACGGTGGTGGCGATTGTGCTACCCACGTCCTCTAAGGCCGGTTCTAGGTCCTTCATTGATGTCATCAGTTCGTCAGTTTTACCGGCCGTGTTCCCGAGTGCGCCTAAGAATCCGCGGCCGAATGACTCTTGCAGTTCACCGAACCCGACGGTCAACCGCTTTATTTGGCCCTGGTATGTGCCCGCCGCGGTCTCAGCCTGCCCCGCGAACGTCTCGGACAGGGCTTTAGTAATCTCCCGCATGTTGCCGGTGCGTAGTGTTGCGGCGTCAAGCCCTATCCCTAACTTACCGAGCCCGACCGTGTTCCCGTCGTACGCTTTGCCTAACGCCGTGGCCACACTTTCAAGGCTTTTACCCGTTCCGGCCGCGATGTCCTCGGCCAGTTTTAGCGCGTTCGTAGCCGTCTCGACATCATGCGTGGAGCGTATAAGGCGATCAAACGCCGGCCTAAGTTGGTCATCCGCTGTCCCGGTCAGTCTTTGTTGCGCGTCTATCATCGCCTCAACCTGCGTCGTAGCGTCCTCAAATCCGAGGTTACCTAGCGTCGTGGCTAGTTTGGCAGCTGCGGCCTCATCTTCCATAAACGCCTGGACGCCGTCCACGCCAAACTTTACGGCCATCGCACCGGCCGCAATACCCGCACCGAGTAGGGCCGGGCCTAGCATGTTGGTCAGGCTTGACCCGAGGCTAGATATTTTCGACCCAAACCCGGACGCCGTGGTCTCCGCCTGGTTCATGTTGCGCTTAAAGTTCGCGGTGTCTGCCGCTAGGTAGACCATTAGGGTACGGCCGCCAGAGATAGCCATTTAGTATTTCACCCGCCTGTCCTGCCAATTGGCGACTACCTTGTCCGCGGCTTTGCCCCACTCGGTCATTGCGGGTTCTTTATAGGAAGCGCCAACGCCTTTCATCCACCCGGTCCCAGTCCCGAACGCCGCTACCGCTCCCGCCGCTTTCGGATTATTGCGCCCCCGCTTCGACACCCCGAACGCTGACGCCGTTTTAATTTGATTGACTGACGCTCCGCCGCGGTAGGCGCGACGGTTAGCCCCAATAGTCACAACGGGTATCCGGTCCGATTTTGCTTTTACGGTCCGTAGGATTTTGTCGCCCCACGGCCCGGCCTCAAGTGCGGCCATAGACCACGCCGGCACCATGTAACGGCGGGCAATATCTACGGACGCTTTCCTAAGTTCGCTCTTGGCCTCTTTGTCAAGTTTGTTTAGATCACGCATAAATTGCCGGAGTCCCGGTACTGACATGTCAACTTTCTTTTGACTTGCCATCCGTAAACACCTCTTCCACTAGCGTCGTAAACAATTGCGGGTCGTACGTTAAGACTTCGTGCACCGGCCGGTTAAGTGCGACGGCCAGCCGGACCACTAGGCGCCGGAAGGATCCGGCTCGGTAGGGTCCACGTTCTTACCCACATCTACCTGAACCTTGTTCTCCCTAGCCCAGGTGCGAACCTCGGTTAGGTTCTTCGGTTCTTTACCCGTAACACCGATGTAAGCAAGGGTGAGCCTGAGCCCGTACTCGGCGCCGGTCCCGATGGACTTCTGACTCAAGTCCTCCCATAGCCACATGTCCGCAGCTGTGGCCTGGTACTCGACAGGGTCGGCCCCATCGAGTACCACAACCATCGTCGGAAGCATTAGGAAAGGACCAAGGTACCGACAAGTGAAGCGCTACACGTTGCGACGCCTGCCGAGTCGTAGGTGATCTCGACACTCTCTGGATACATGTCACCGGTGAAGGTGCCAGTGGATCCGGTGATGACTACGGCGACATCGGTGAGAGCTGTGACCGCATCCGACAGAGTGTTGTAGACGCCTGCCTCCCCGTCGTATAGGAATGACAAAGATGCCGCGGACGTGAAGTCGGTTTGTGTGAAGTTCACCCCGCCTAAAGTTTTGGTGCGGACTACTGTCCCGGTCTGTGTGATGGTGCCGTCGGTGATCTGGTCACTAACGTCACCCGCTGCGAGAGACACGGTAAACGTGTACCCGGCTACTGCGACTACTGCCATGACTAACTCCTTAAATAGTTTATGCGTCGATTATGTGGGAGGTTGTAGAAACTTCCGAGACTAAGACTGCGGTGGCGCCGGTGTCCGTAATTTGTGGAGGGCTGATTTGGTCGATTATGAAACTGTCGCCGACTGCTACGGCTACGGCCTCGACCGCGGACTCCAATTTTTTCAGCCCTGCCGCATTGTTCCTAGAGTCCACCACCACTAGCACCTTAAGCCGGAGCCGGTAGTTTAGGACTGAGCCGATGCGCTCGGGAACTATCCACGGCGTATCGGGAACGATCACTAGGCAAGGTGGTATCGGTACGTTAGGCGCGACGTCGTGAACCTTGTACCCGGTGACCGTTGCTAGGAGTCCGGCTAGTTCTAGCCTGGCATCGGTGGAGAGGGCGTTGGGCATGTCATCCCACCATCCCCGCTGGGTTCATGTACGGACCGATAAGGGCGTAGACCCGACGGATAAGCCAAACCGATAGCCGGTAGGGCCCGGGTGTGAAGTCGACCGCGACTATCTGCCCACCGACCGACGTTCTCGCCTGGTATATCTCAATCCCGACCTGTAGCGCCGCCTCTTTACAGGCTGCGTTCTCGGCCGCTAGTGCGGTGGCGGTTAGGAGATTACCGACAGTTAGTTGCGCAGCTGCAGCGGCCTGATTAAATCCGGCCGTGTCATCCGCGTAAGTCAGTTGCAGCGCATCCGCCACGTTTTGACCTGTCACTAATGCCATCGTAATCCCCTAACCTTCCCCGACTAGTTGTACATGCGTACGACGGCCTCGGGAAGAAACACTGCTGTGACGCCATATCCGTAGATACTGACGTCCCTGCCCAACTTGCCGACATTTTCGGCGGCCGCCAACCTTGGACCATCTTCAACCCAGCGGGCCGCCTGCCCGTTAGTGACAATGGCGTCTTTGTCTGCGTCACCGTCGAGCCATACGGCGCGAATAACAGGTAGACCTGACACGTTCACGCGCAGGGTGCTAGCTGTTGCAACACCCGACACGTTTTGTACGGTGTAGGGCTCTGGCTGGAATGTGCTCCACCCGCCAATAGCCGTAAATACCGCCGTTGAGACAAATACCGCGGTAGCGGGTAGACCGGATGCGTCCTCGCAAGTCACTGACGCCGCAAACACGGCTTCGCGGAATCCTGCGCCCGTTGTGTCGGCCGCGAAGTCGTAGGTCTGGTCGCCTGCTCCGAGGT